CCACCTGTAGCGGCAGAATACTTTTTAAAAGTATAACTAACAAGGTCAGGGTCACTTGGAATAGTTGCTTTTATATAAGCAGCTCCAAAAACAGCACTTACAGTAGGTGTAACATCAAGAACAGGGGCTGGATTATTAGGAACAACCTCAACATAATTAGATAAATCACCTACTAAATCTCTACTAAAGACTCTAACTCTAAATTGTCTCTGAGAAGTTCCAAAGATAGCAGCATTTTCAGCAAAAGTAAGTAGAAAATCACCGCCTTTAGCTGTATTAGGAGCTACTGTATAAGTGCCTTTAACAGTACTTGTAGCATAATCTAAGACCTGAACCACATAGTCTTTAAGTTTATCAACCTTAGTATCATTAGCAACTGGAAAAGTCCAAGTCAGCGGCAAATCTCTTTGCTGAAATACAACTCCAGCGGTATTAGGAACTACTACATTAGTTGGCGGCAGCAAAGTAGAAGTTGCGGAAGCTACTCTAAAGTTATAAGCTACAGTAGTTACAACTGAACGCAACCCAGAAAAAGGATTAACAGCCCAGATATAAATATCATAGACACCTGGAAGTGGGTACTCAATGTCAAAGTCAGATGTACCTAAGTTTCTGGCTTGCTGATATTCTTGATTATCTCTACGGTAAGAAATATCAAAAGTAGCTCTATAGTCTTCAGTACCACTAACATTCCAATCCCAGTCAACAGCTAGTTTAGAGAACTCAACAACACCATTAGAGGAGAACACTTCATCTACTGTAATATTACTAACAGCTGGAACTGTAAAGTTATTAAAGTTAATGAAACTACCAGAAGGCGTAGCAATAGAACCTACTGTCTCGATATAACTATATTTAGACTCGTTATGGGTCAACCCAGTAACTGTATAAACGTGTTCATCATCTTTATCAACCTTGATAACTTTAACTGTTCTAGGAGTTAAAGCTGTAGTTGAGAACAACACAGTTCCACCAACAAAAGGTACTTCGCTTCCAGTATAAGTAACACTAGAGAATGAGCCATTAGTTTGTGTAATTGCTTTCGATAAGAATGTAGTACCATCATTACCGATAAACTGAATGGTATAACTAGCATTAGTTAAAACTATTGAACGGTCTAAAGCCAGCGTTGTAGTGCCTGCTAAAAGAGAACTTTCAATAATTATCCCATGTTTAGGGTCAGTTACAACATTATCACTGTCCATAACAGAAACTAACTCACCTATTTGATAAGAAGCACCTTGGAATAATTGTCTAAAAGTAACTAAATCAGTAGCATAGCAGTTATTATAAAGAACAGCTCTAGCCTTTCTCAAAGCTTGTGCTTCACTTTTACAACCAAACAATACTACGTCTGAGGTTTGCAACCCATATCTGTCAATTAAAGTCTGTTCATAATGAGTAGCAGTATCACTATCACCAAATAGTTCTTCTCTAGCATAGGTTACATTGACTAGATTAGTTCTACCTTCTAGGTCATTAGATGAGTACTCAAAAACACCATCAACTACAGTAGCATTAGATACTACTTTAGTAATGCTTTGGCCTGCGCCATCCCAGATAATTGAAATCTGGCCTAGACTATTAGAGGAGAAGTTAGCATTACCTAGATTTAACAAGTAAGTTAAAAATGTCGGAACATTATCTCTTTCAATAAACTGAAAGTGCGCTGTATATCTAGGTTCTTGACCACCTTTACCATCTGATACTAACTGGTCACAGTACTGAGCATACAAGTAAAAGGAACCTACATCAATATCACTAGCAGCAATCTCTAAACCCCATTCAGAGTCTAAGAAAGTAGAACCATGTTCTCGTAGAACCCAGTAAGTTATCCAAGCTAAGTTATCAGTATATTCTCTAACTGACTTGAACGCACCATTCCATACACCAGTATAAGCCCTAGTAGTTGGATTATAATTAACGGGTAAAGGTAATTTAATACCTTTAACTTTGAACTTAATTTCAGGAATGGAACCACCAAACTGAGCAGCATCCTTTAAAGTAACACCAACTAAAGCTGTATGTGGGTAAGTCAGACTAGATTCAACTATAGTAGTAATAGCAGATAAAGCTGTAGTGCTATAATGTTTATCATTTGAATCATCAGCAGAATCTCGGACAATCATAATGCCCCAAGAATCAAGTTCTCCGGTAGTATCTGGCTTTTCTAATCTTACATCCCATGAATAAGGATTAGTACATTTACCATTCTTAGTAATAGTACTAGCTAATTGCCAACTTCCTGGACTACCGCCAAATGGTTGATGTCTTTTATAAACAGATAGAGTAACTGTGTAACCTACTCGGTCTCCTAGGTCTGTTACTTGCATTAATCTAGGAATAGTTAGGTTAATTCTAGCCGCATCATACATACCTAAAAGTGAATAGATATGCTGAATACCAGCTTTTAACTCAACCGGAAATACACCACCACCAGTTAAAGGGGCTTCTACCTCAGAGAAACCTTTAATAACAGTCTGGTCAACTGTACCTTGTCTGACTTCGTAGTCTACGGTAGAGCTATAGTTACTAATACTTGCACTATTTACTAGAATATCCTCTACGCTGTCTATTTGGCCTTCTGATAAGGCAAATAATAGTCTCATTGTCTGTTTAGAGGATAGGGTATCAGCAGCTTCTACTGGAGTATGCCCACCACCTTTCTTTTCACCATAAATTACTGGTAAGTTTTCCATTATGCTGTAACCTCTTCTGTAAATGCACCAGATGAAATAAGTACTGCACCACAATAAGGATTACCAAATATAAGTGGTACACTACCACCTTGGTTTCTTACTATAGGTGCGCCATTAAATAAATTAGATTTGTTTTGTTGTGCGGCAGGGTCTTGAGAGAATTCTGGGGTAGGAGACAAAGCAGACATTAGCATATTAAGGCCTATGCTAAATGCCATTAAAGCTATAGTATTTATAATAAGCATAGCTGTACCTAGGCTTAAACCTGTAGCAGAGGCCATAGCCATCGCTGCCGCCATACCTATTTCAATACCAGTTTCTCCATCTACTTCAGGAACAATCAACAAAGTATCAAACCCTTCAAAGCTAGAGAACACAACCTCAGGTACTAAAGCTACAAAACTATCTTCTCTAGTAGAATCAGCTAATACAAACTTATAGTTATTATTTAACAACTCATCAGCAAAGCTATCACCTTTCTGTAAGCGGAGCAAACTAACTACTTCTTTTATATTAGAAGCAAACAATTCAAATACCTCAGGATTTTCACCTGAAAGAATAACAACATTTAGTTTAGCCGACATATTTTAATACCTTATTTATTCTTCCTAAGAAAGTTTCAAAAGGAACTGATACACTAATCATACCTTGATGAATAATCTGACCTTTCCAATAGATACCTAAATGATTACAAGTAAAGCCACCGTGGTCTAACAGAACTAGATTACCGTCTGTAAGTTCCTCAAAAGGAATTTCTTTAAACCCATAATCCTCGAAATAGTCACTAAATATATCATTCATGTGCCTAATATCTTGATAATCTTTATCTACTAGAGAATCTCTAAGGATAATATCAAGTTCAAACCTATAAAAGTCCTGGACTAAGTTATAACAGTCATAGATAAACCATTGAAAAGGTCTGCCAATATAGTTACTATCCGGTATTCTTGGAAATTGAACAGGGTCTGTAACTGTTAAACTCTCGCAGCCGACAATTAACCAAGGTAAGCCAGTTTTCTTCTGATTAACATAATCAGCATAACTAGGGGTTCTTAAATCGAATAGTTCTTGCTTTTTCAAAGCTCTGTTATGTGAATGAACAACTGCTATAGCTTTGTTAAACCATCTAGCATAGTCTATACTATCTATTCTAAATGACTTTTCCGGCTCCTCAGCAGTATTCTTTACAGGAATAAAGTCATCTTCAGTTAGGAAACCACACATTTCCTGCGGATAGCAGTTTAATGTATGTTCTCTAATCTTTTCAGACTGTTTGAAAGTCAACTCTATTCTATCTGACATTTTTATTAATCCCAAGCCCAGGAAAGTCTTTCTTTAACATCTGCCGTTTAGGAAGGAAAGCTCTTTCTTTATCTCTGAAATCCCTTAACTCAAAGGATAATGTAGTTCTATTATGGGAAGTCTTTTTAGCTATAAAGTATTTCAATGGCGGTAGCGATACTTTACTAGAGGAATTCAAATAAGGTGTAAATGTTCTAATATAAGTAACAGTAGCACCTATAATATCCCCGTAGGCAAAAGCTAACTGACCAATATACTTATTAACATTAGCTATTACTAACTTTGGTCTTGGAGGCGCACCATCAGAAGAAAAAGATACTTCAGAAATCTGTATAGGGTACGGAACGTAGTCATTCCCACCAAAACTAACAGCTTTTATATTAGCTAAATCAGTAGAGTCAGTCATAGTAGCTACTCTGAATACGTTACCAACTAGAGCCGGAACATTAGTAGAAGTTAAATCAATCTCAAAAAGCTCTACTAATGCTGGAACTTCTGATTTTAGAACATCTTGATTAATAGTCATATGTCGAAGACCTGAACTAACTTACAAGAAATAGAAAATACGCCATTTCTATTTAAAGTTTTTCTGGAATATCCTTCATTAGTGATTCTGAATTTCAATTGTACTGTTTCATTAGTAGGAGTCCAAGTTAGTATTCCCCAAGAACCAACACTATCTAATACAGTTTCTACAGTATTTCTTTCAGTTAATGTTAAAGCGCCCCACTCAACATTCCATGAAGCTACCTTATTATTAATCCCATTAGGTGCTATTTGTTGATAGCCATCCCCAAACTGGGAGGAGATGGCTCTGAAACTAACAGACTTATCACTTGAAAGTGCTATTTTATTAGGTAAAGGCAAAGCTGTCGTAGTCATGTCTTATCCAAATTTAGTAGTTCTGTTAAGTGAGTTGCCTGGTCTAGCTGCTAATCCGATTTCTTGCTTAGCTATAGTTCTCATCATAGCTTCTGCAATTTTCTGTCCTGTATCTGCGGGTTTTTCGTCCTTAGAACTTTGAACAGTAACTTCTATATTATACACATTACTGCCCGATTGTCCAGTACTATCAGCAGATACACCGAGTTTACCTTTAGAATTTCTGGTCAAAGGTAAAATAGCTTCTGGCCCTGCTTCACCCATTAAACCAGTACCTTTAGCAAATGGGAAAATAGTAGGTTTAGATACTATTGAACCTGAGTAAGCTGAGATACCTGAGCCTGAGAATACACCACCATTAGCATTAGGCCATATTTTAGTAGCGCCAGCTCCCCAGAAGTCTGTTCCAGATTTAGAAAAAGTATCTGTAAATGCAGCACTTTGACCACTACTAAACATATCACCAATCCCACCCATAGCCCAATTAGCTAAAGGTCTGATAACACTTCTCAAAGCAGCACTAGCCATTTCCTGAGCAATTAACTTCTGAATCTCACCAATCATAGAAGTAATTAAACTAGAGAAAGCTTGTTTAGCTGTCATAGTACCGTTGGCAAAACCTGTGAAAGCATTAGTAAAAGAATCTGAGAATACTTTATCAAAATGTTGTGCTACTGCATCCGATGTAAGTCTAAAATTCTCTAATTCTTCTCTTAGTTTCTTTAAAGCACTACGTTCTTTTAAGTCTACTACACCAACAAGTTCCTCAGTCTTAGCTATTTCAAGTTCTTTAACTCTAACAGCTTCTTCCATAGATGCTATTCTAGCTTCATTAGCGGCAGTTATCTGTTGTAAAGCAGTAAACTCACCTATAGCTCCTGTATTTTTAAGAATGTTAGTTCTTTCTAAAGCGGCTTGATAGTCAGCTTCTTGTAAAGTTCTTTTCTCATCTATATCAGCTATAGCACCTTTCAAAGCAACATTCTGTCTTTCTATTTCTAAGTTTCTAAGAGCAGCAGTATCTCCAGCAATAGCAAACTTTTCAAATTTATCTCTAGTAGCTACATC